TTGTACGTCTTGGTGTCGTGGTCTGGTCGGGCTTTATTTGATCATAACTCTTAACTACGTTGAGATACCAATGATCAAAAAGACTCAAAACACAGATATAACTTTTGTTGCCTCGATTTTTGGGTCGGCTTTATATTCGTTTGGACTTCAGACAAATAACGGTAATAAAAACGGTAACGGTAAAGCAATCGTTGAATGTCCTATGGCAAAGAAAAAAGAAACATGAAAAAATGGATAGTACTCTTATTACTGGCATCACCCACAGCAGCAAGAGCAGAATTAGTGACCCCAAACTTCACCCAAGGGTCGATGAACAGTACAACAACAACAACTCAAGAAATCGTAGAGGAGATAACCACCACCACTTACGGGTCAGCCCTGAGCAAGTGGAGTGGAGAAAACATTACTCATACCTCAGCTTCATCAGGAGGTATTGCCGATTCAGATTCGGTATTCACCTTACACACAGCTGGAGATCCCTTTTCACTAGAGATAGTATCAAGAGCAGCAAGTCAGGTATTGTCAGTAACCGAAATAGAAAGAGAAATCGATACCTCGTCTACTACGGTCTCCTTATCAGTCTTCTCTCAGTAGCACCAGTTCGTGCAGAAGAAGAGAACAATAATGTCTCCAATCCCGTAGCTGCTGCTACCGGAAATGTGACCAATCAAGCAGTGCAATTCCAAAACAATGGAGCACCGTCGAGACAGCACTACGGACCTAATATCTCGTGCAATGGAAGTACTATGACTTTCTCACCATTCTATATGGGAAATCATACGACTCCATGGGATATAGATGATGAGATAGGTATGGAGCAAAAGAACTATACCGTTGCAGAAAACTGGGGAGCACAGATTAACTTTATGGTCCCATTGGATCGTAGAGGATTAAAACGTTGTCTCTCCATTGCTGCAAGGCAAGAAGAAAAGATGCGACTTGATTATGAGCTTGTTCGTACTCTCAAATGTGCAGAGCTGCAATCTAAGGGTTTCATGCTGAGACCTGGTAGCCGTGTAGCGAATATGTGTGTTGATGTCATACCTATCTCTGCATATCTAAAAGAAACACAACCACCCACAAAACCTAAAAAGAAATTCGGACTATTTTGAAAATGATCGTACTTATCAAGCCCATCCTCATGGCATTCCTCAGCTCTTCTGCTGTTAAGGAATTAGTTATACAACTACTCGAAGCATACTCAGAGTCAACTGATAACACCATTGATGATAAGGCAGTCGAATTAATCAAGAAGAACTTATTCCCCGGAAGCTAATTATGGCATTCAAAATGACAGAAGAGGACTGGAAAAAAGTTGCAGAAGATATGAAGGGTAAAAAGATTGACCCTTCTACAGGTCGTTATGAGAGAAAGAGATCTGCTCCTAAACCTCCAGCACCTAAACCTCCTAAACCTCCAGCACCTAAACCTCCTAAACCTAAAACTGTTAAACCTAAGAAGAAGAAAGCCTAATGAAGAAAGCCACTGAAGACCAGTTTAACGAACTCCATAACCTAGTCACAAAAGAATTCCTTAATCGGGTCAAAAGTGGCGAAGCAACTACACAAGATTTGAAAGCAGCCTGTGACTGGTTGAAGACGAATGACATTAGTGGAGTCGCCTATAACGGCAACCCATTGGAAAAGTTGGCACAGGTTATGCCACAAGTAGACCCAGAGTTAGTAAAGGCAAAACTATATGCGAAAGCAAAGTACTAGCGACTATTACAAATCCAACCCACGAGCTAGAAGAAAAAGGCTTAAACAACAAGCCAGATACAACAAAACAGAAAAGGGATTAAAGATACGAGTCGCAGCTAACAAACTGAATCGAACTCTAGGTACTTATGGCAACGGAGATGGCAAAGATGCAGCCCATACAGGTGCAGGCAACAAAGGCAAACTCCAAGACCCAAGTGTCAATAGACGCAGAGGAAGGAAAGCTTTAAAGATTCGTAAATGACCCCATTACTACCTAGCCCACAACATTACTTATACAACCTAATAACCATGACAAGCCCTGAAGCTAAACGGCTCTGGAGAAGAGCTATTAAAGAGCACTTCGATTGTCAATGCGTTTATTGCGGTAGAAAACATGAATTACATGAACTTACACTCGACCATGTCAAACCTAAAACAGAAGGCGGAGAAGATCTTACAAGCAATCTTGTACCCGCGTGCAAAGCCTGTAATCAAGGGAAAGGTAGCAGTAATTGGCTCAGATGGATGCGTCAGACATATGGACATCGACCTCTGAGAGAAATGATCATTCTTCAACATATTAATTAACTATGGAGTTCTTACCAAAAGAAATATTAGAAGCACTGGCAAAAGATAACGTTATCAAAGCGTTTCAAGGTCGGTTAGATAAACTTAAAATTAGAAAAAGTAAACGACCAAAAAGTACTAATAAGACAAAGCCAAAGTCTAATAGACAAAAAGATATGAGGATAAGGGAGAGAAAAGGAGGCAAAACCTACTCTAGACCTAAACCAAAACCTAAATCCCCCTCAAAGTCTACTCCAAAAGTAGGTAAACCAGCTACAGCTAAAACAAAGCTAGGGCGATTAAAAAACAAGCTTAAAACTCAAGCAAAAAAAGCTAGTAAAACAATTAAAAAGGGAGCTGAAAAAGCTAAACAATACGTTAAAACGAAACGTACCTTCTCCAGAGTAAGACCTGAAACACCGTCTGCTAAAACGACCAGAGCCATAAAAGGAACTAAGGCTATTCAGAAGGGTCTGAAAATCGGAAAAGGTGTAGGTAAAGCAGCAAAAATAGGTAAAGGCTTAAGGACAGTTGGCTTAGGTTATGCGGCTGATTGGGCTGCTGGTGATCTTACTGATAGAGTTATGAAACAGCTAGATTATAGAACTAGAGGAAAGAAAATGACTCTAGATGAATTTAGAAGGCAAGGAAAACAAATTCGTAAAGGTGAAAGAAAATCATATGGTTATAAGAATCTAGTCCAAACTCCAAGTCCTAAATGGGGAGTTAAAAAGCCAAAGCCTGAGACGAAAAACTCTACAGCAAATAATAAAACCAGTAATCAACAGCCAGTATCTCAAAAAGGTGGCGGGAACAAAGATGCATCTAAGGTTAGCTGGACGAAGATGAAGAAAGGTGGGGTATTAGATAAGGAAAATAAAAACTCTAATAAACCAGAAAAATTAAAAGTTAATAAAAAGAATAAGAACCAAGAGAGACGTAAGAAAGCTCTCAGACGAGCTTATGGAAATATAAGTGACAAACGAATGAAACAGTTATTAGGTCGAGCAGTAACTCAAAGAGAACTCGAAGAAAGTTAAACACCCAACTGTACAAATAACCGCCGTCCGCAAGGGCGGCTTTTTTAATGGCTAAAAACGGCTTCAACGACGCCTTCGGCATTCTGCTGACGGCTATGAAGAATGGTAGCAACGGCAATGGGAACGGTACGTTAAAAATTCGAAAGTTACCTGAGTATCAGCAATATGTAAACGAAATTAATGCACAAAACTGGACAAGAAAAGATGGTCGATTAGTTATAGATACTGATGAAAAGGATCGTCTACTAAGAGATTCTCTTGCATTGTCTGGTTCAGTAAGTAATAAACGTAACGTGTTTTTTGACGATGTACCGTTCATGCAAGAAAAAGGAAGTATAGGAAATGTAGTGAAAGATGGAGTACCTGCCCGAGCTAAACCTAGACAGAGTTGGGGAAAGACAAAAAGAGCTGAAGATATAAAATATAACGACCAAAAAAGAATGGACGTAAGCTTAGCGGAAGGCAAAGATAACCGAGCTTACTCCTTACCAGAAGGAAGCAAACCTCAAAAAGAGGTAATTGCAGCTATGGAAGAATTTGGTGTATATACTCCTGAAAACTTTATAGAGTTTCAACAATGGAATATAAGAACTGTCAAAGACGTACTAAGAGCTATACCACCAGGGATGACTGCTGGTCATGGTAAAGCTGCGGCATTAGGAGGACCAATGACAGCTAGGAATCTATGGGCTGAAGCTAAAAATCCTAATTATGCAAAACAACACAGAAATGATGCACCAGATGATGTCCTAGACGCTATAGGTGTTGATAGAACTTGGAAAATAACTGTAGGTAAATACTTTAACAAGATAACTAAAACAGAAGCTGAATTACTAATGACAGATGACGACATAATTTCATCTTTAGCTTCATTCGACTGGGAAACAGTCCTCGAACAACGCAAAGCCCAGAATTTGAAGCTACAGCAGCCTCCAAAATAAACCGTTCCACTTTCGTACATGAATGACGTTTTAGGCGCCTTACAGGACGATTTCAAGCTGTTTCTGCAAGCATTATGGGAACAGCTTGACCTCCCCTCCCCGACAAGAGCGCAATATGCAATAGCGGACTACTTACAACACGGACCTAAACGTCTACAGATTCAAGCTTTCCGAGGAGTTGGTAAATCTTGGATTACAGGCGCGTTCGTGTTATGGACCCTATTCAAAGACCCAGAAAAGAAGATCATGATTATCTCCGCCTCCAAAGAGCGCGCAGACAACATGTCCATCTTCTTACAAAAACTAATAATAGAAACACCTTGGTTAAGCCACTTACAACCCAAATCAGACGACTCAAGATGGTCGCGAATAAGCTTCGACGTTGCCTGCTCTCCGCACCAAGCACCTTCAGTGAAGAGCGTGGGTATTACTGGTCAGCTAACTGGATCACGCGCGGACTTAATGGTCCTCGACGATATCGAAGTACCAGGAAACAGTATGACGGAGATGATGCGTGAAAAACTTCTTCAACTTTGCACAGAAGCGGAATCAATTCTCACACCAAAAGATGATTCTCGTATTTGCTATCTCGGGACTCCTCAGAGTTGCTTTACTGTTTATAATAAGCTTGCAGAGCGCTCGTATCGTCCATTTGTTTGGCCGAGCAGATACCCCAGAAAGCTATCCAGCTATGAAGGACAAATAGCTCCTCAACTACAAGAAGACATAGATAATGGTGCAGATCCTTGGGAATGTACAGATCCAGATCGCTTCGACGACGACGACCTAGTACAACGTGAAGCGTCAATGGGACGTTCTAACTTCATGCTGCAGTTCATGCTTGATACAAGCTTGTCTGACGCTGAGAAGTTCCCACTTAAGATGTCTGACCTAATAGTTACCTCAGTTAACCCAACACAAGCTCCAGAGTCTATTGTATGGTGCTCAGATCCACGAAACGTTATTAAAGATGCACCTACCGTAGGCTTACCAGGAGACTACTTCTACAGCCCTATGGACATCGTAGGTACGTGGGACGACTACCAAGAAACAATATGTAGCGTAGACCCATCCGGAAGAGGTAGTGACGAAACAGCCGTTAGCTATCTATCACAAAGAAACGGCTTCCTCTACCTCCACGAAATGCGTGCCTATAAAGACGGCTACAGTGACAACACACTTCTAGACATCCTTAAAGGTTGTAAGAAGTACAACGTCTCTACTCTCCTTATAGAGTCTAACTTCGGTGACGGTATAGTCGCTGAACTCTTTAAAAAGCATCTCATCAACACAAAACAAGCAATCTACATAGAAGAAACTAGAGCTAATGTTAGAAAGGAAGATCGTATCATTGACAGTCTGGAGCCTGTTCTTAACCAGCATCGCTTGGTTGTTAACAGAAGTGTTCTTGATTGGGACTATAACTCCAATAAAGATGAAGCCCCAGAAAAACGTCTCCTCTATATGCTCTTCTACCAGATGTCTAGAATGTGTCGCGAAAAGTTCGCCGTTAAACATGATGATAGACTCGATAGCTTAGCTCAAGCCGTTCAATACTATACAGACGCTCTATCTATATCCGCTGAACGCCAAATACTAGATCGTAAAAACCAAGAGTTCGCTGATATCCTCGAATCCTTCCAAGACGACCCCCAAGCAGCAACAAATCATTTAGTTATGGGGATGACCCTTAATCAACGTAAACAAGCTAGAGGGTTAGAGTCTGGAAACGCTGTCCCTACCTGGACTTAGGGGGTATGGGGTACTAATAGGGGGAGAAGGGTGGACTCCCCCGCCTAAAAAAACAACAAATCATCCCTCTATTATCATGGCTTAATCATGATATTTGAGTATCTTCCCATCGACGACGAGGTCTCTAGACCTCAATACTATTAATACTATGAACATATTCTTAGACACTGCCTCCGAAGAGGAAGTAGAGACAAGAATAGGTACTGGATTAATCTCAGGTATAACTACCAATCCATCCTTAATTCTCAAATCAAGCCTTAACTATAAACATCCCTATGATGCCTACGAACGTCTTATAAAAATACCTAACCTCCCCGATGTGAGTATTGAAGTCGTGGCGGACACCGACGAAGAATTCATTGATCGTGGTCTTAATATCCATAAAGAATATGGACCTAAAGCTACTGTAAAGTTGCCTTGCACAATGGATGGGATAAAAGCTTGTAAATATTTATCCAATATAGGTATTAGAACCAATGTTACACTTGTCTTTAGCCTTAGCCAAGCAGTACTGGCTGCCGTTGCTGGCGCTACTTACGTTTCTCCCTTTGTGGGTCGATTAGATGATAATTCATTTAACGGACTTGCATTGATAGAGCAAATAGCTTCCCTCTACAAATTAAAATGCATAAAAACTAAGGTTTTAGCTGCATCAATTAGGGATGTTAGATCCGTTGGTGAAGCGTTCCTGAAAGGGGCTGATATATGCACAATCCCTGTGACCGTCTTCGATAAGATGGTAAAACATGTGTTAACAGATCAGGGGTTGGATAAGTTCAATCGTGATTACGCTGAGGCTTTTTATGGGGAAACGGAATGAACTGTAAAAAAATAACATAAATTTCTGAAGTCTCTTATATATCGAGCACGGAAGGACGCTCCCCCCACGGGGGGTATCAATTAACGCAGGCGCGGACGCGATCCAACTACCGCGTGCGCGCGATGTGTTGCATTCATAGTGCGGCATCATCCCTGTCGTACCAAGGGATCTCATCGATCATCATGCATGCGCGATCAATTAACGCAGGCACGCAGGCGCGCGCGGTAGTAAGAACACGCGCATCACGCAGGCGCGCGGTAGTTGGTTTCCACAGGTCATACACAAGCGATCTGTGTCCTCATTTCAACACAAAGGCTAGACACCAGTCCACCACTGTGATAATCAATCCAATTGTTTTACATAAGCAATTCTTATCACCACTGCTATCACTGGTTTTGTGCTTCTTTCCACCTTGGGAACGTTTGCAAAGGTGGAAGCAATCGGTTATTGTACTTTCATAGGATTCTTGAAGATTGAGATCTTTCGAACTCTCGACTAGAGAGTGAGAGAGTTCTCAAGATTCAATCAGAATCCATGAGACTTAACTCCGAGGCGGTGACCCTTCAGCCTCAACAAACCTGATTCAGTGGTGCCCCTTCAACTGAGTCATACAAACAAGTTTAGAGCTACGCTCTGTCGTCAAGACAGATGAGTCCGGTGCCCCTTCAGGACAAGACAGCGTGACCTTGATAAGTCACAGACTTAGCCAACCGAGAGCTAAGGATCTAAATGAATCAGCCAAGCAGCCCGTGCTAACTGAGTTCATACATCAACATCATGAGAACATGATCACCCAGCATCATCAGGGATGCAGCGAGGTTCGAGTCCTCGACTGGGTTTGTGCATCTATTTTATTATGCAAACTTATCAAATGTTCATGGGCAGAGACATCCCATCAGGTGGTTACGTTAGTAACCAAGAGTGGGATGCGTTCTGCAAGTCATGCCTAGATACACGCTTCGATGGTTACACCATCAGCGACGTACAAGGACGCTGGAAAGGTAAGAATGAGGACACCAAATGCGTGACCATATCTACCGAGTACAAGGACTTGATTGATCAGGTC